ATTGGATGACTGAGGATATGGCTACCTACTTCACTGAACTTATTAGCTCACCATACACATACTTCAAGGTAAGCAACTATGATGAGAGCTGTGATATACCAGCAAGCACTGAGTATATCAGCTGCAATATAGTTACCTCATCATTTGAGAAATACAAGCAACGGAATAAGAACTTAATCAAGCAAAGCATTACTATTAAGCTAGCTAATAACGACATGGTCAATGGTTAGGATACAACTAGCAACAGGCTACCTTGATGTTAAGGAGGGCACTTCATTCCCTTTGACATTTCAGGTAGGAGACATCAGAGATATAAGTCAAAGGAAAGGTAACTTCTCTAAGACTATTGTATTGGTAGGTAGTAAGAATAACAATGACCTACTGAACCACTACTACGATGTGAACATCCAAGCAGGAACGTTTGACATCAATGCAGTAACTACCTGCTCAGTTATTCAGGATGGAATACCAGTCATGGAGAACGCTAGCCTACAGCTCACAGCTGTTAAAAAGGTACAGCTCACAGATGGGTATGAGGAGCATGTGGAGTATGAGGTATTGGTCAAGGAAAGCAAAGCAGATTTCTTTACAGCTATCAATAACCTTGAGCTAACCGATATAGACTTCAGTGACCTCAACCATACATACGATGCGTTCAATGTGGTGAACAGATTTACCAACACTGAGGTGGATGGCTTCAAGTACTTCCTACCTGGTAGTGGGGATGCGTTCTACAGCACTCAGGAGTTCAAGCCTGCTATCTTTGCTAAGACTTACTTTGACCGTATCTTTGCTGACTCAGGGTTTACATACAATTGGCCTACTCTAAGCAATACTAAGTTTGACAAGCTCATCATTCCATACAACGGAGGTATAGATAACTTTGATTATTTAGACTATGTGGTGCGAGCAGAGAAGACTACACCTAGTACGGTGGTATCACCTCTATCACTTACTCCTACCACAGGTACCTATACATTCACAGGACTAACTGAGATAGAGGACCCTCAGAATATCTTTGACCCGGTAACAGGTGTGTATACTACACCATTCAACATAAGCTCAGCCAATGCTCAGTACTATGAGATAAAGATATTGGTTAACTTTAGTCTTGACATTATTTGTCCTGCAGGCAATGTATCAGTTGGTACACCTACATTTTACCTGAACTTTTTTAATGCACCATACAACGTAACATCGGTATCACCTTTTTACAATGGACCAGGTGCACCTGGAACAGGTACGACCAACATAACTACGGACACATTAATAGTAACAATACAGGCTAGCGACCCCAACATATTACCACAGCTCACTGCATTGACTAGCAATGTGCAGGCTATCTTTAACACTGCAGGAGGTTACTATATCTTACCGTATCAATTGAGCCTAACCATTAACTCGGCAGATATAACAATCACCCCGAGCAGTAACATTGTGGCCATTGGTGGTACCATTGATGTGAATGACTACGTGCCTAAAAAGATTAAACAGAATGAATTTGTTAAGGCTATATTTAACATGTTCAACCTGTATGCTGAGGTAGATAAGTCACAGCCTAATCAGCTCAACCTAATCCATAGGGATGACTACTATGATGCAGGTAAAGAGGTAGATTGGACATACAAGCTAGCCAAGGATAAAGAACAGTCACTGTCATTCTTACCTGAGCTAACAAGTAAGAAAGTAATACTCACATACAAGGCAGATAAGGATGGTCCTAATACGATCTACACAAATGCTACTAATCAAATCTACGGACAGGCAGAGGTTATCTTTGACAACGAGTATGTCAAGGATGTAACTACTAAGGATGTATTGTTCAGCCCTACACCAATCATTGATACAGTCTTTGGTGCATACGTGCCAATGATTGCAGGAGCACAGCCTGATGTTAACATCCGTATCTTGTATGACTCTACAGCTGAGGTAGGACTAACCACGTGCCAAGCGTTTAATATCTATGACTACGGTACAACGGGTATGACAGGTGTAACTACTTACCCATACGTAGGACATTTTGATGACCCACTCAATCCTACATGGGATTTGAACTATGCAACGTGTGCATACTACTACTACATGCCAAGTACCTTAACACAGAACAATCTGTACAACAGGTATTGGAGACGTACCATGGGGCAGATTAATAGTGGTAAGATGTTGACTGCATTCTTTAATCTCAAGGAGTCTGACATCCAACCATTAGAGCTCAATGATAAGATTAGGATTGACAATAGTTGGTGGAACATTAACAAGGTTATTGATTACAATGCTAATGCTAATCAGCTCACTCAGGTAGAACTTATCAGCATAGACACTGAGGTGCAGTTCATGCCCTTTGCTACAGGCTCCCCCTCCCCAGGTGTGGGTACCGGTAGTGTAGGACCAATCACTCAGGTGGCCAATGATACTATCATCAAGACTAAGACTGCCAACAGTAACATCGTACCTAACAGCACCTCAGGAGTGGTAACCGGTAAGGGTAACAATGTTAGCCCTGGGCTTAAGGTGGTAGTAGTAGCAGATGATGCTACGATTGATGAGGATGGTATCTACACTGATAACCTAGTGGTGTATGGTAAGGTGAACGGGATACCTGTTGACCCTCCCTACTACAGATACACAGCCATACTTAATCAATCAGGAACAGCTAACCCTACAGCAGATGTCAAAGAGTCTAGCTTTGGAGATATAGTATGGACTAGACAAAACCAAGGTGAGTATGAGGGAGCTATACAAAATTGGGACTTAGGTGCTATCCTAGGCAGTGAGCTAACGGTCATGATTAACAACGTTAACTTTGACGGGGTGATCAGTGCTCAGTATGTGCCATCAAATAACACTATAGATATATTAACCACTCAGATAGGAGTAGGCTTTGTAGATAACTACCTAGTCAACACTACTATTGAGATAAGATATTACAAGCCATAACATGAATGAAGTAGAAATACCATTAAAACTTGGCGGCATTGGCGCCATCAAGGCGGAATTAAAAGACCTCAAAGGGCAGATAGCGGAAGCCACTGATCCCGAAACAATGACCCGATTAGCACAGCGTGCAGGGGAACTCAAGGACCAATTAAAAGATGCTAATGAGCAGGTCAATGTATTTGCTACTGGGTCAAAGTTTGAAGCAGTATCTAATAGCTTTGCAGGTATCAAAGGTGACTTAATGAGTCTTGACTTTGAGGGTGCATCCGAAAAAGCTAATGTATTTAAGAAAACCCTAGGCAATCTTAACCCTAAAGATATAGGTGGTGCATTCAAATCACTCACATCCGTTATCATGACTGTTGGTAGTGCATTCGTTTCATTAGGTGCTACCATTCTAGCTAACCCTATCTTTTTATTGATTGCTGTTATCATTGCTATTGTGGCAGCCATTGTGATATTCCTACACAAGATAGGGGTGCTACAGAAAGTACTTGACTTTTTAATGATACCTATCAACGCATTGATTGATGGGCTCAAGGCTTTGAGTGATTGGCTAGGATTGAGTACCTATGCTGCAGATGAGAACGCTGAAAAGATGGCTAAGGCCAATGAGAAAGTAGCAGAGAGTTCAAAGAAACGTACTGAGACACTATCTGAAAACTTTGACCAAGAGATTGCCATGGCTAAGATAGCCGGTAAGGATACCACTCAGCTTGAGCTAGACAAATCAAGAGCACTGGAGAAAGAGTCCATTAAGCGAAAGCAAGCAGCTAAGAAAGCACTTGATGCAATGGCACACCAAGAGGGTGAGGAGGCTATTAAGAAACGTGAAGAGTTAAGAAAGCAGATTGATGCTGAGAATAAAATAATTAAGACAGGAGTCAATGAACGTAAACGTATCAAGGCTCAGGAGATACAAGACCAAAAAGAGGCAGATAAGAAAGCAGCAGATGATGCAGCAGCAGCAGCAGATAAGGCAGCAGCAGCAGCAGAGAAAGCTAGGGAGAAAGCTAAGCAGGCAGCTAAGCAAAGACTTGATAACGCTAGAACACTTAGAGACTTTGAACTATCACAGATACAGGATGCTAATGCAAGGGAGGTAGCAATAGTAAATGAGAAGTATGCAAGGTTAATGAATGACCTGAAAACGGATGCTACTAAAACAGCAGAAGAGAAAGCTAAGTTTAATGAGATGTTCAGAACGCAACAGCAACAGGAACTCGATAAGCTAGCAACAGATAAGGCTAAGATTGAAGCAGATAACTTAAAGAAAGGCAATGACATCATAGCTGATCTACAGCTACAGATGATGGAGGAGGGAACAGCTAAAGAGCTAGCCATGACTAAGGCTAAGTATGACAAGCTACGTGCTCAGACCTTAGCAGATGTTACACTAACTGAGGCACAAAAGAAAACCCTAACTGATTTGTACAATCAACAGGAGGATGCAGAAAATCAGAAGAGAGCAGATGCCAAGTTAAAGCAACAGCAAACATTGGCTAAGACATTGGCAGACTCTGAACTTACTGAGGACCAAAAGAAACTTCAGGCTCTTAAAGAAAAGTATGATGCAGAGTTAAAACTAGCAGAGGACAATGAGATACTTAAGGCAGCTCTTAAAGATAAGTACGATACAGATACAGCCAAGATAGCAAAGGATGCCGCTAATGCTCAAATTGAAGCTGATAAAAAAGAAAGGGATGCAAGAATACAATTAGCAGGAGACATAGCCAATGGTATCAATGCTGTAGGTGCTGCATTCATCAAGGACCAAAAGAAACTAGAGAAGTTCAATAAGGCAAACGCATTGATACAGATTGGTATTGATACAGCCAAGGCAATCTCATCATTGACTGCTGCGTCTCAAGCTAACGCATTGAACGGAGTAACAGCAGGAGCTGCAGGTATTGCTCAGTTTGCTAGTGGTATCATTCAGATTGCTACCAATGTTGCCAAGGCTAAGCAGATACTTACATCAGGTGGTACCCCAACTTCAGGAGGAGGAGGTGGAGCTAGTGAGGGAGGTAGTGCAAGTGTAGCACAATCCGTACCTCAAGGTGCTCAGCTCTTTGGCTCAGCTAATGCAGCAGGTACAATGAGTGCAGGAGGTGGTACTAACAATAGCTCTATGACTGTCACAGCTGTAGTATCTGAGACACAAATAACCAATGTACAAAATAAGATAACTAAGATTAATAAAAACGCTGAACTCTAATGAACTCACTACAAGCAATCATCGACCACATTGAGCAGTTCTACAACAATCACCTCCAGGTAAAAAAGGTGGGGAGTGACTTTAAGGAACAGCTATTTAACTTCGCTACTCAGGATGAGAAATATCCTATTGTTTTTGTGGTACCGGTAACTGTTAACCCTGCAGATAACACCTCAGAGTTTAACTTTGATGTATACTGCTTTGATATTATTCAAAAAGATAGGGCTAATATCATCACAATCCTAAGTGACACACAGCAGATATTGAATGACCTGTATGTTTACTTCACCTATAGCAATGACTATAGCTTTGATGTGATTGGTATACCTAACTTCCAACCTTTGAACAACGATCTACTTGACTACGCTGCAGGCTATGTCATGAACATCACATTAACGGTTAATGATTGGACCAACTGTGCAGTGCCTTTACAATAAACATTTCGGAGGCTTAAACTAATATAGGTATGAGTGCACCAAATTGGTGGGGAGATTGGAGACCTATCCTCACACCGCATACCGGAAACCTACAGCCTACTGACTTACTAGAATGTACTTCTATAGTGGGTGGCTTACCTGTTAACACAGCCATTACAGGTGCTCAGATAATTGCAGCAGCATCGGGTGGTGCAACCTGGGGAAGTATTACAGGAACGCTATCTAGTCAAACTGATTTACAGACTGCATTGAATGGTAAGCAGGATACTCTAATCAGTGGTACCAACATCAAGACAATTAATGGTAGCTCAATACTAGGTAGTGGTAACTTGACTGTATCAGGCAGTAACATCTATAATGCAGATGGCACACTAACTGCTGCGAGAACATTAACACAAGGTGGCTTTGATTTAACCATAGCAGGCACTACATCAAGCCGTTTCTTTTCTAATGGAAATGTAGGGATAGGTACTACAACTAATGCAGGATTTAAGTTAGATGTGAATGGTACTGCTAGGGTTAGTGGTCAAATTACAGGTCAAGCACAATTTACAAATAGTACGCCAACAAGTACCAATTCAATTCTATTAAATGGTATATCCACAACGGACACGGGAACAAGAACCTTAATTAGCATTGGCACATTAAGTAGCACGGGGATTCTTTATGGTGCTATTGGAATACAAGGTTCATTACAAAATAATAGTGTTGGTACTTTGATAACTACAACTACTGCGGAAGCCATTGGACACATGGCTAATGCCACTTCGGGAACTAATACTGTGAACGGATTTACGGCTAGAACAAATGGTCAAGGAACGGGTGGTTCTATTGGTTTTACTTGGAGAGTTAGTAATTCAACTTTTTTTTGGCACTCTATCTATAACGATGGGACTTATTATAATTTAAGATTATTTAATGGAGTGGGTGCTATTTATTATGTGCGTGATAGAACTACAACAAATATAACATTTGGTGCAAATACATATTATGCGTCCGCACAATTAGCCATTGATTCAACTACAAAAGGCTTCCTACCTCCACGAATGACCAATGCACAGATGTTAGCTATAGCTGCACCTGCTGCAGGATTGGTAGTATATGATACAACTAACAACAAGCACTGCGGATACAACGGTACTGCTTGGCAAAACTTCTACTAATGATACAGATAGAACCGATTAACATACCAACAAAAGGCACAGCATCTCAGATGTCAGTGCTTGTACTTAACTTTGCTACCAATGCTACTACAGCTACTACCTATTGGCAACTATATGATCAGGAGGGAACACCCCTATTGGATGGTAACTACACCATGACAGATGAGCAGTTCGCCACATGGGGTACTGACAATAACGTGGTTAATGAATATGTAGCAGATGCTATAGGAGTAACAATAATATCATGATAGAATTAGACGAAAAACAACTAGAAGAGATTAAAGCATATTTGGCTGAGCTACCAATGAAGTACGCCCTACCTCTATTGCAGTACTTAGAGAAATTAAAAGAAGAGCAGAATGGCTAGATACGCAAACACAGGGGAGTTCAATGTGCTATATCCTACACGTAGGAAAATGGCTACTATACTTAAAAGGATAATCAGGAATGATGTTGTGGATGGTGAGGGTACACTTGTAGAAAGTATCCGTATCAATGCTAAGATTACAGGCTTCCAAAAACTAGAGATACAAATAGTAGCAATGTACTACTTTATCTTTCTAAACAATGGTGCGTTTCTTTGGAATGGTGGAGTGATCACCCCTAGAGATTTCGTGGCACAATTTACTGAGGAGCTAAATGCTGCAGGTATCACAGCAGAAATTTATAGACAGTATACTGAATGGCTCACAAAAAAGTACCCATTAGTACAGGCTGTTGAGGTACTTGAGAAACAGCAGAAAATTGTGTACACATTTGAAGCAGTTGACCCTCCTGCAGGATTTACTCCAGGGTTCCCATTAGATGTCTAACTCTTTCTTCATAGACAAGATATTGAAAACATAAACGAGTGGTAGGACACCTATCTTATCACTCTTTGTTATGTCCCCATTAGTCAACCCGTAGATGGTTTGCTCCCATGACCACTTAACTTGAGTCTGTTCTTTCTCAATTTCTTTAATCTCTTCAGGGTCCATGTTAGCCTTCTCTTCATCAGTGAGTGGAGTATCTAGGTCACCGGTAAATAAGTTTTCATATGTCTTAAGAAAGTTATCCCTGAACTTCAGGAACTCATGAACAATACCATACACATCGGTGATTGGTAGGTCATGGAATTTCTCAGCTCTAATGTTGCAGTCAAAGTCATAGGGCTCCATGATTTCATCACCCCATTCATTGAGTTTATTTTGACGGTACAGGATAGCACATACCTTATCAAGATTTATGATGTAGTTATTGCTAAAGAAATAGTCAAGGTCAATGTACTCGTAAAGGGTTAGCTTACTCAGTGGCTTAAGAGTCAACCCTAGCACTTCATGCTTGTATCTTTTGGATGGCTCAGAGGTACACCATCTTGACTCGTTAACAAGTTCTGCTAACTCATCCACATCTAGGTCCTCAATAACATCAATAGGCTCATCCGATAAAATAGAAAGAGCCTCACTGTTGTAGTGGTAGGCTCCCTGTTCTCTATCTATCTGACTAAACTCAATGAACTGCTCAAGCGTTACTTGGCTCCACTGCTTCGGTAGCTTGATCATTAGCTTGTTGTCCTATTTTCTGTGCAATAAACATCATGTATGGAATGGAGATAGCTGCATTCAATTTACGGATGAGCTTTGCTTTCTGCTTGATGTGTGCATCGGTGTAGTGTTCAGTGGGTGTAAGGTCCTCACGTTTGAACATGATGGCCAACATCTCAGAAATATATCCTTTCTCTTTTCTTAGTGCTACTTTCTCAATCATCTTAGTATCACGTACTGTTAACTTCATTTGCGCTTTGTAAATGTAGCCCTCAATCTCAAGCTCCTCAATAGTTGGATATTCTTTGCGTTCTGCTGAGTTAAATTCTTTGACCATCCCCACAAAATCTGCAACATCATAATCCCAAAACTCAGACTCAGGTATCCCAAGGTAAGCGAACACCTGGAGGTGCTTATCAATGGGGTCAAGTTCCTGATTGTTATTGATTTCAGTAATTGCCTCGAATTGCTCAATGTTGAGCTCTTCAATTTGGTTGGGAATTTCCTTGTTTAAGATAGTTATCATGTTATAATTTTTGAACAAATATACGTTTTTTTTAATATAGGTAGATGGCAAAAGACAATATCCCTACCTATCAGATTACCATTGACCCAGCATACGCTGAAAATGGTGAGGACCTTGGCATTGAGCAGATAGCTTTTACAGCTACTCCTGCAATCAAAGTTAAGGGGATGGCATTCAGTGCTCAAGCTAAGCCTTTATTCTTTTCGGATGAACTCAAGTACCGTATCACTGCACCTGCTTTGATACCTATGGAGATATACCGATTTGATGAGGATAGCAAAGAAGAGTACAATGTCAAGTTTAGCAAGGAGGAGATAGAGAAAATTCATGGCAAGTTCATGCAGCAGATGGTTAACCGAGACCTATTCAACCTGGAGCATGACCAATCTAAGACCGTTCCTGCCTATGTACTTGAGGCATGGATAGTAGATAACCCAAAAGAGGACAAAGCTTACTCATCATTTGGTATTGAAGTACCTGAGGGTACACTAATGGTAACAGCTCAAGTAACTGACAAAGAATACTATGCTGAGCTTGTTAGTCAAGAGCAGATAGGTTTCAGTATTGAGGGGTACTTAGGCATGAAATTAAAAGAGCAAAAACAATCCCAAATAAATACACAAATGAATGAGTTAATGTTGCCGGACGGCGAGCACATCATCAACGAAAAAATCTACATCGTAAAAGATGGTAAAGTAGTTGAAGTAAAAGATGTTGAAAAAGTAGAGGCTTCTGAGGAAGTAGCTCTAGAAGATACTGTTATCGAAGAGGAAGTAACAGCGGAAGTTCCTGCAGAGGAGACAACCATGGCAATTGACCCTGCAGCTGATGCAGAGGCTATTCTTGCTATTGTTAAGCCTGTAATGGATGAGCAAATGAATGCTTTACTTGCTATGATTGCTGATCTTAAGAACCAACTTGAGGAGGCTCTATCTGTAGAAGTAGAGGAAGAGGTGATGAGTGAGGGTGTGACTTTAAGTGCACATCAAAGATTTTCTAGTGTAAACAAATTCATAAACAACAAATAAAATGCGTAAATTAAAATTCGACTTACAAGTTGACCCAACTGCTTTATTAGCAGCTAACCCTGAGGCATTCTATTCTAAGGCTTACTTGTCTGAGGATACTGCTGATAACTACCGTTCTTTGCCAGGAGTAAAGTACAAAACTAAATTAGCTAGTGTTACTTTCGGTAACATCTTACAACCATCTACTTGTGCATTTACTGCACCATCTGATGACCTAGATGCTAAAGAAATTGACGTATGTGCACTTTCTGCAATGGCTCAGATTTGTCAGTTTGACTTAGAGCAATCTTTCTTAGCTCTTCAAATGTCAAAAGGATCTAACGGAGATTTCTCTGTTGCATCTTTCATGTCATTCTATTGGGGTGAGATGGCTAACAAAATTAACGGAGATATCGAGCTTATCCGTTGGCAAGGTGATACAACTTCATTAAACCCTACACTTGCTTTGTGTGATGGTTATGAGAAAGCATTGACTGCAGGTTTGACTCCTCCTCCAGGAACACTTCCAGTTATCAATGGTGGTTCAGGTCCAATTGCTAACTTTACTGCATTAGAGGCTGCTTTGTCTACTGCATTTGCTTTACTTCCTGCAACTATTGCTACACGTACAGCTGATTTACGTTTGTACATGCCTACTCAATTGGTTAATATCTACCGATTAGGAGTAGCTTCAGGTAACACTCAAGCATACATTACTCAAGATTTGTCTTTGACTTTCTTAGGTGTTAAGATTGTAGTATGTCCAGGTATGTCAAACAACACATTCGTGTGGACTTTGAAAGACAACCTTATCTACGCATTTGATGCTGAGGGTGACTCTTCTGACCTACGTGCTGTTAACTTAGCTGATACTGTAGCTGAGCCGTACATCCGTACACGTGCTAACATGAAAGTAGGATTTAACTTTGTTAATCCTCAAGAAATCGTTTTCTACGCATAATAATAATCATGAGCCCTCTACCAAGGGGGCTCTTTAATACTTAACACAATGGCTACATGTCAATCATTAGAGACTATCGTAAAACCATGCGATAACAACATTGGTGGTATCTATGGTGTTTGGATAAATACACAGGATGAGATAGCTTCTATCACTCCTGCTGACCCATCTACAGTTGTTGGTACAGGTGCCTGGCAAATTACAGGTATCACCTTACAACCGGGTGGTGATTTATTCAAAGCATTTGAGGTACGCCGAAACACATCCAACTATACAGAGGATAGCACTATTGACTTAGTTAATGGTAGCTCTTTTGTAACTCAAACAATCAATTTAGTATTCCATAGAAGAGATGCTGATAAGTCACGTGCTATTAAAATCCTAGGAACAGGACAGCAATACTTGACAGCTATCATCTTAGATGCTAATGGCTTATATTGGTACTTCCCATACTTGCAGTTATCTGCAACGGGTGAGGGCTCAGGTACAGCTCGTGCAGATGGGTCTAAATATACAGTTACTTTGTTAGCTGAGAACCCTTACTTAGCTTACAACATTGATATGACAGCTAATGCACTTCAAACAATCGGAGTTATATAAGCAATTCTACCTCTCTATATTAGAGCCCTGCCACATGGTGGGGCTTTTTTTATGAACATTTGACAAAGCTAAAT